TATTGTTTGTAATCTCTTAAAAGCTCGCATAAATACGTCTTTATTTTTAGTAGTTAATTGTAATTTTTTATCTATGTCGTCTGGATTAACTTCTACGCCTTTTGCTGATAAATCTTCTACAAATTTAGTTAACAAAATTAATCCTTTACCTAAAATTAATGAAGTGTCATTACCCAATGCACCTCTATCAATAAAACTTCCATACAAAATAGTATCTAATTCATTTATCATAGCCGTTTTTACTTCATCATCTAAACTACTATTTTCTATTAAATCTTCTAATCCTAAGTTATTTTTAATTATATTAAACGCGTCAGTAATTGTAGGGTCAGCACCTATGTTTGTAACAAGTTGCGTTTCTAAATTCTTAATAACAAGGTTTAAGGAATTTTCACTTTTTAATCCAGCGTCTGCAAAACTAGCAGCGTTTTCTGAATGGTCCAAAATTAGCTCGTTTGCTTTTTCGTTTATGTTTTTTAATATGTTGTCAGTTATATCATTTAATTGTAATTCATCTAAGGGTTGACCTGTTTTATCATAATCTGATTTTATTATAGACATAATTTTACGTCTTAGTCCCTCTTGAATATTATCTGCTTGTATACCAGTGCTAGCCAATCCGTCTGTATACACACTTACACTCTCTGGATTTTGTTCTTGTAGTAAACCTAATACAGCTGCATGAATTAATTCTTCTTGAAGTGGTTTGAATACATTTGTTAAATTAACATCGGCATCTCTTTTCAAGAAAGCTAATTTCTTTTTACGTTTCCCTAATACACCTAAATCTTTTTCTTTTAATACAGATTTAACTTCTATAGTGCTAAATGTATCTGGTGGTAGAGTGCTCTCTTTTATATAATCTTTTAGGTCATTACCTCTTGTAGTCATTGCGGCATCAACTGAACTCAATCCTCCGTCTTCAGGATTTACAGTTAAAGAACTTTTTGAATCTAAACCACTATACGATTTATAATCTTTTATATCTGCGTTTAACTTTGTATCTAATGCACCCAGTTTTAATACATTTTCATTTGTTAATACGCCTGTGTCTGTGTCATACATTTTTTTATATAAATTTGTAACAGCAACATTAAAAGCAGAACCCGTCATACTACCGTTTCGTAAACGTTCTGTGTATGCATTTAATTGGTCAGTAATATTACTGTAGGGTATAGTATTTAATTTTTTAGTTATAGTGCCTAGAGTATTAATTTGGTCAACATTTGTATCATACACTTGTTGCATCTCTGGAGCATACTTTCCCATTTTTTTAGTAGATGCTACTCCGCTCATATAATCTTTAGCTGGGGTTGCTGACGCATTATTAGAAAACATATTTTTTACAGTTGAATCAAACAAATCTGAACTTTTATTTATTGCGTTATTGACTCTTATTTTTTCAATTTCATCTCTTGTTGGTATTCTTAAATTTATCTTAAATGCCATATTATTCTCCTAATTTAATAAAGTCTACATCCACTAAATTATAATTAACTACAGCATATCCGTTTACCATAGTTGATGCATGTGGTACTTCATCAGCCATAACGCCTTGATAATATCCATTTTGATTCTTATACTTAAATTTATAAATATTAAGACCACTTGGTGATTGACCAATTAATGATATATCTTCTTTAAGTTTTCTATCACTAGCAGCAATACCCGCGGCTATTACTGTTCCTAAATCTAAACCAACTTGGAAAGCAGGTTCACGTGAAGTTGAAACTTTGTCTGTTTGATTAATTCCTGTGCCTGTTGTGGCTAAGGTCGTTATCATGTTTTGAAACGCCGCAATTTTATTTATTCTTGCTTGTTGTGACGTTCTATACTCATCTTGAGTTAATCCTAAAACATTAAATAAAGATGTGTTTAATTGTTGTTGTAATGTTAAATGAGCTTGTATTTTTGTAGACTGTCTAGTTGCTTCTAATTCTAATAATCCCATCTCTTTTTGTAACTCAAGAGCTTGTTGTGATTGTCCCATGCTAAGTAATTGTTGTATCATGTTAGCTGCAGTGTCTCGTGCTTGTATTGCTGTGTTCAAAAATTGTAATTTAGCTCCAGCAACTTTTGCATTAGCATCTTTAGTTAATTCAATTAATCCTTCTTTAACTACATTTAATACAGCACCGGAACTAGCACCACCTAAATCTGCAACTAAACTTCCCATAGTACTTTGTATAAATTCTTGACTTTGATTTTCTAATTGTTGAAACAATGCTTCACCGTATTCTTCAACTCTAGCATCTATGCTTTCTTGTGTAGAATCAACTAACAATGAATTAATAAAATTAATTTGAGCCGGTGGTAAATTTTCAGTAATTTGTGCTACTACATCTGTTAATAATGGGGGGTCTGGTAGAGAAAAAGCAGAGTTTGCATTTGATTGTTGATAAATTTCTGCAATTTGTTCTTCAGTAGCTCCTTGTGGGTCAGAAGCAATTCCCAATGCTTTTGTTACAATTTGTGATGTAGTAGAATCTAATAACCCTTGGTCATACGCTTCATAAAAACTAGTATAATCCATGTTATCAAACCCATATTTTTGTAGAATCTCTCCTCCAAAACTTGCAATACCTAAATCAGCATCTGTTTGACCTGCATCTAATCCTTGTGTTATAGCTGCTAAATCTTGTTCTGGTGTACCTTCAGGTATAAATAATGTACCGTCAGCCAGTCTTTGAATACCTGCGCTATCGACTAATTGTTTATTTGCCATAAACCCTTCTACAGAACCTTGTCCCATTTTTTCACGTTCTGGTACGCTTTTCTGTAATTGTGTAAACTGTTGTGTTTGTGGATTATATAATTGTCCTCCTATGTTCATAGACGCTGGAGTTTGTGTTGTAAACATTTTACTTAAATTGCCATAAAATGATTGTATATCACTTGGTCCACTAACACTTTTATCTACTGATTTTGATTTGCTACTACCACCCATAATGTTCTCCTACTTCATCAGTGTTTAATTGGTAAATTAATACTGATGGTTTTTTCTTTGCTAAACGTTCTACCCATTTACTAGTTTTTTGATTTGCTTGTATTTCTACATTGTTGTAGTTCCATTTTTTACAAAACTCAACTATCTTAGAAAACCACAAACGAGGACGTTTTCTGTATTTTTTATCTATATATAAAAATTCTATATACAAAATATTATCATCGTGACCATTAGTGTTAAGATTGTAACCCATAAGTCCTATAGGTTGTGACTCCCATCCACCTTCAGTAAGTACATGCCATATTAAACCTCGTGTTAAGATTTCTCTAGTTTGTTCAGGTTTTACTTCTTCCATGTATTTATCTACATAGTATTCTTGATAATCATGTACTACTTTTTGCAATCACATTCTCCATTACAAGAACATTCTAGTAATTCTTTTACTAACATTACTTGTCCTTGTAAATACGCACTTGCAGCTTTTGACTGCTCATAACGTTGCTCTAATTCTTTTAATTTTTTTTCTAATATTTCTTTATTCTTACATTCACACTTGCTCATTTTAATGTCTCCAATGTTATAAGTTTATATGTTGCTGGATTACCAAATCCACCAGGTGGTGTAGCACTATTATCATAGGCATCTCCCACTGTTAATTTTAATGTATAAGTTGTAGTTGCTGAACTAGATATACTTCCATTAGGAGACCCATCAATTCCAGAACAATTAATAGTTGATTGTCCAGGTGCAGCTGCACTAGGCATAGAACCCGAAGCTAACACAGTTGACCCACTTAATATTTCTAATTTATTTGTATAAGACAAACTAGCTGAACCATCATCGTCAGGACTACCTGTTATCTCAGCTATTATAATAACATTACCCCCTCTGGTTGTTCTGTTTATAGAAGCTGTAAATTCAGTTTGAGCTACTTCAGTATTAAATGTGCCTGTTGTAATTGCAGGAGTTGTAATAGCTCCATCTTCTATGTTACCTGTAGCTATAATATCTCCAGTTACAGTCATTGTACTATTGTCCCATGCAATGTTATTACCGCCACTAGGACCAAATCTAAATGTACCATCTGTATTTACATCTACAGTTTGTGTACCGTCTGCTTTGTATGCATTAAGACCTGTTGTTGCTAATTCAACTCTAGCACCTGATGCCGCAGTTTGCACCAAACCACCTGTTATTGTGCCAGCAGTAATTGTTCCTAAGTCTGCTACTATAGCAGATAATTCAGTTACATTTATTTTAGCCGCTGTTACTGCACCAGCATCTAACTCTGTAGCAGTTATTGTACCTGCAGCTATTTGTGCGGCAGTAATAGTGTCTGCCGCTATTTCAGTTGCAGTAATTGTATTAGCATCTATTTGAGTAGCTGTTATAGTATCAGCAGAGATTATACCGCCATCTAGAAATGTACTTGTGCCTGTTTGAAACTTTACAGTACCAGCTGCATCTATTAGTTGTATACCATATTCATTAGTGGCTGATGAACGTAACTTACCAATTGTAACTCTAGTAACTGGTGTGCCTTGGTTATCGTCAACAGTAATTAAATTATTTGGACCATCTAGTTTTATTTTACTTTCTGCTCCAACAAATACTGTATTTAAGAACTGTGTATTGTTTGCAACTTTATCAGCACTTACATCTACTATCTGACTATTACTAATCAAAAATTCTGATTGTACAGCAGATATAAAATCTAATAAAGCTAAATATTGTGAATCTAAGAACTGAGGTAAGTCTGTACTTATATAACGTAAGGTATCTCCTGTTACAAAAACAGGAGGAGCTGGTAAAGATATGTCATCAAACTTACTGTAAACCGACATTAGCTATCGCCTCCATCCTCTAACTCACAGATAAATTCAGACACTTCCGTAAAGTTTGTTGCTTTTATTGTAACATATCTTCCGTAAACACTAAAGTCTGCTTTAGGTGCTTTACCATCTGTATCACTAATAGTTTCATCTGTATATGTAGGTGTGTCTGTACCTAAGTCTGCTACACCAGCTGATATTGTTGTGCTGGTTGGTGATGCATCTGTTTGCACTCTTTGTACTTGTACATAATCTGAATCTGGGTCTTGTGCTAAAGGACTTTTTAATCCATAACTTCCATGATATGCTTTTGTTGCTATTGTAGTTTCTATTGCAGAACTACCATCTGTAGCTGATGTGTCTCTTTGTTTTACAATTCCAGAGCTAGAACCAAAATATACTTCTGGTATAGCTACTGTTCTATATCTATAAAAACCTGCGTATGCACTAAATGTCCACTGTGACCATACATTAAACTGATAGTTCCAAACAAAACATCTGTCGGGTTCTTCGTTACTTCCAGTTGGGTAATGTATAATTACTTCTCTATTCTTAAAATCTGTCCAACAATATACATTATCTTTGTATGTATAATTTAATGTACTGAACAATTCACTTACTATGGTATCATCGGCAATCGGTCGTAAAGCTGCTCCATTAAATAAATAAATACCATCGTTACTTATAAAAACTTGTGCGTTAGGAATATTAGTTACTGCTTTCGGACCTAAGATACCTACTTGCTGTCTGTTCTTTGGTACAAAAATTAATGGACTACCTTGGTCTTGTAATGTAACAATTGAATCAGACTTATATACTGTAATAAAATTTTGACCTAACACTTTAGCTGTAATAATTGGTGTTCCAGAAAAATCTAAATCAAGAAAATTTGTATTTGATATACGGTCATAATCTGAAACATCTGTATATAATATTCTGTTAGGCACTTCGCCGTCTGTTCCATCGGTTACATTAAAAAATAATAATCTAGAATTAAATGCAATTACAACATGTGCTGTTGTTAAGTTTCTACCAGAACTACTGGTATCCCAAGATATATTACTAAATCCTGCGGTACTAGATTTAGCTATTGCGTTTTTACTATCAGCAACATAAATCTCGTTATTAGCCTCTGCAAAAAATAATTTTTCTGTTGATAATCTATTACTACCAGCAGCTAATCTAGCTGTATAACTACTACCATTCCACTCGTAAATATTATTTGTAGTAGCATGAAATCTTCTTACTGTACCATCATTTCGTATTTGGTCAGTTATTTCTAATACTTTTGCAGTATCCGTTGTTGCAGTTAAGTTTGCAAATCCATCACGTTTTTGCCATTTACCTGACCTATATACACAATTGTTTGCTACTGATAATTGATTGTCGTCTATTAAATGTGGCGGTCTAGATAAATTTAAGCCACCAGATAAATCTTTTATAAACCTTCTCATAAACTACCTTCGTTCTCCACTTGTGTAAAATCACTACTACTTGCTGCAGCTACGGCACTAAAGTCTGTGCTACTTGCAGCTGTTACTTCACTAAAGTCTGTACTGCTAGGTGCGGTCACTACTGACCAATCTTTGAATACTACTAACGCTTTTGGTACAGCTGTAAATGGATTAAATGTAGTACCTACAGGTACAGCTACT